CGCCAGTATAAACCCAAAGCCACTGCTTAAATCAGAAAATGCTGTTTTTTCTGCTTAAAGTACTAGTTTATTTCTGTTTGTTGTAAATACCATTACGAATCATTGCAAGGAGAAACTATGTCACGTAATTTTGAAAAGCTAATTGAATACATCATTAACAGTGATGAAACCAATGCTCGCAAACTTTTTCACGAAATTGTTGTAGCCAAGAGCCGCAATATCTATGAATCTTTTGAACAAGAAGAAGGAATGGAAGAAGGAGTTGGCGAATTTATTGATGAAGTAGAAACTGAAGAAGTCGCTGATCTTGCTATGGAAGCTGACATGGAACCCGAAAGTGACGACATGGAAGACATGGATCACGACATGGAACCCGAAGGTGACGACATGGGCGACGACATGGGCGACGACATGGAACCCGAAGGTGACGACATGGGCGACGACATGGGCGACGACATGGGCGACGCATCAATCGAAGATCGTGTAGTTGACCTGGAAGATGCAATTACAGAACTTGAGAAAGAATTCCGTGAACTCATGGACAAAGAAAATGATGAAGACATGAGTGATGAAGAAGACGAAGACGAAGAGGAAGGCGAAGAAGAGGAAGAAGAAGTTGAAGAAGCCTTTATTCGCGAATACACCGAAAAAGCCCCCAAGCCTGTAACTAGTGAAGAAGGTTCTGTTAACAAGCACAGCACTGTGGCTAAAAAGAACGACATGGGCGGTACTACTGCTAACATCGTTAAGGGCGGAACTGAAAAAGGCCGTACTGCTCCCAGCGCCAAGCCCATGGGTGTAAATGATCCCAAAGCTGCTGGCAAGGTTGCATTCAAGAGCCAAGCTCCAAAGCCCGTATCTAAAGAAGTAGCTGGAACCAACAAGGACAGCGTACTAGAATCACGTAAACCACGCACAAAGAAATAACAACTCCGCAATGACTTCGTACTGTAAAGGCAGGGTATTAAACCACCCTGCCTTTAAGAGTAAAAGGATTCAGATAAATGAATAAAACACCACTATATGAATACATGAATCCCACTACCGCCAGTGTTACATTGGAGTCTGTGGACGAAGCTCAGGGTGGTAAAAATTTGTACATGAAGGGCATCTTTATTGAAGGTGATGTCAGAAATGCCAATCAGAGAATTTATCCAGCACATGAAATTGCCAAAGCTGTTAAGACACTTAACGAACAGATACGAGAGCATGGTGGTGTGTTGGGAGAGTTAGATCACCCTAGTGATCTTAAAATTAACTTGGACCGTGTGAGTCATATGATTACTGAGATTTACATGGAAGGTAGTCGTGGTATTGGTAAATTAAAGATTTTGCCAACTCCCATGGGAAATTTAGTAAAAACCATGACAGAGTCAGGCGTAAAGTTGGGTGTTAGTAGTCGAGGTAGTGGTAATGTTAACGAAAGTAACGGTCATGTTAGTGATTTTGAAATCATTACTGTGGACGTAGTAGCCCAACCCAGTGCTCCCCATGCATACCCAAAAGCCATATATGAAAGCCTAATGAATATGCGTGGTGGAAACAAGATTTGGGGTATGGCACAAGAATCAGTGCAAGACCCAAGAGTACAAAAGTATTTCAAAAATGAAATAGTAAAGTTGATTCAAGATTTAAAATTGTAGGAGAATACCATGCTTGAAGCTCTAAAACCATTGCTGGATAGCGGTGTATTAAACGAAGAAACTCGCAGTGCAATCAACGAAGCCTGGGAAGCCAAGCTGAATGAAGCACGTGAAGCCATTCGTGCAGAAGTTCGTGAAGAATTTGCTGGCCGTTATGAACACGATAAAAGCGTGATGGTTGAAGCTCTTGATAAGATGGTAACTGAAACTCTTCAGGCTGAAATTGCTGAATTTCAAGCTGACAAAAAGGCCATTGCTGAACACCGAGTTCGTGTAGTGAACGAAATGAAACAGAAAAGTTCACGATTTGAACAGTTTTTGACCAATAAGTTAGCTGAAGAAATTACAGAATTCCGCCGAGATCGCAAGCAGATGCAGGAAGCTGTAGCAAAGTTGGAGAACTTTGTGTTCCAGGCATTGGCTGAAGAAATCACTGAATTTGCTCAGGACAAGCGTGCTGTGGTGGAAACCAAGGTGCGTTTGGTAGCTGAAGCCAAGAATCAGTTGAACGATCTCAAGAAGAAGTTTGTTTCTCGCAGCAGCCGTGCTGTTGAAGAAGCAGTTACCAAACACCTCAAGGCTGAAATGTCACAACTCAGAGAAGACATTACAGAGGCCAAACAAAACAACTTTGGTCGTAAAATTTTCGAAGCATTTGCTAGTGAGTTCAGCAATACACAACTGAACGAAAGTGCTGAATTGCGTAAACTGTACGGAATTATCAAACAGAAAGACGTAAAACTAGCCAAAGCTGAACAGATAGTTGCTGACAAGCAATCTGTGCTGGAAAGCAAAATGAAAGAAATTCGCGCACTCAATGAACGTCGTGAACGTGAAACAGTGTTGAATGAACTGTTGGCACCACTAAACCGTGAGAAGAAAACCGTGATGAAGGAACTCTTGGAAAGTGTTAAAACAGCCAATTTGCGCACTGCTTTCGACAAGTATCTGCCTGCTGTGCTAAATGAAGACCACAAAGTAACCAGTAAGAAAACTGTTATTACTGAAGGTAAGACCGAAGTCACAGGCAACAAGACTGCCAAGAACAATGAAGATAAGAACAACATTATCGACATCAAACGCCTGGCAGGGTTAAATTCTTAAGGAGAATTAGAAAATGGGTAACATTTTATTGGAAGGTCGTTGGAATGACACCAAGGACGCCCTGCTAGAAGGCTTGCAGGGAACTCGCCGCAACAACATGAGTGTGGTGCTGGAAAATACTCGCAAGTATTTGGTGGAAACTGCTGGTACTGGAGCAACTGCTGCTGGTAACATCGCTACGCTGAATCGCGTGATTCTACCAGTCATCCGCCGTGTGATGCCCACTGTTATTGCTAATGAAATCGTGGGCGTCCAGCCCATGACTGGCCCTGTGGGTCAGATCCACACTCTGCGTGTTCGCTACGCTGAAAGTGTAAACAGCACAGCCAGTGCTCCATTCGACACCGACACCACTGCTGGTGACGAAGCACTGAGCCCATTCAAGATTGCCACTGCTTACAGCGGCAGCACTGCCACTGGCAAGGCTGCTACTACCAGCGCACTTGAAGGCGTTGCTGGAAGCAAGCTGAACGTTCAGATCCTGAAGCAGATGGTGGAAGCCAAGACTCGCAAGCTGAGCGCACGTTGGACATTTGAAGCTGCTCAGGATGCACAGGCTATGCACGGCATTGACGTGGAAGCCGAAATCATGGCAGCCCTGGCTCAGGAAATCACTGCTGAAATCGATCAGGAAATCCTGGGTAGCCTGCGTGCCCTGGCTGCAACTGAAGAAGTTTTCAACCAGTTGAATGTAAGTGGTACTGCAACATTTGTTGGTGACGAACATGCCGCCCTGGCTGTGTTGATCAACCGCGTTGCTAACAAGATTGCTCAGCGCACCCGCCGTGGTGCTGGTAACTGGGCAGTTGTGAGCCCACAGGCTCTCACTGTGCTCCAGAGCGCAACAACTTCAGCATTTGCTCGTACAACTGAAGGTACTTTCGAAGCCCCAACTAACACCAAGTTTGTTGGTACTTTGAACGGTGCAATGAAGGTTTACGTTGACACTTATGCTAGCGATAATACTGCTGTGCTGGTAGGATACAAGGGTGCTAGCGAAAGCGATGCTGCTGCGTTCTACTGCCCATACATCCCATTGATGAGCAGTGGCGTTGTGTTGGATCCCAGCAGCTTTGAACCAGTTGTGAGCTTCATGACACGTTATGGTTATGTGGAACTAACCAATACAGCATCATCACTGGGTAATGCCGGTGATTATGTTGGTGAAATCACAATGAGCAACATCAGCTTCATCTAACCGAGTTAATACCTCAAAAACAAAAGCCGCCCAGCAATGGGCGGCTTTTTGTGGTTAAATTTTAATTATGCAATCCAAATCCAGGTATCCTGACCACAATCCCAAACTCGATCCCATTTAGATTGCTGCATGATCTTCCATTCAGACAAATTAGCATCCGCGCCACGGTCAATTAACGATTTCTTTGTGAAACCGCTTCGATGAAAACGTTGTTTGTAATTGGTATACCAATATGTGGGCTCACCGCTCACTTTCTTTATAAACCCTAATTGATCGTAAATACCTCCAGTAAACCATCTGCGATCACAGTAACTCACCACTGATTTAGGTGCATAATTTTTAACAAAGTGATTCCATAACTTACTCATTCCACCTTGTACAACACATCCTATTTCACTAACAGCTCTAAGCAATTCCCATTCTACATTTTTGTTATAACGTGAATGAGCAAACGTCATTGCGCAAACAATACGATCTTCATAAAATAACGCAAGATTAACACTAGCATTACTGTGAGACTGCAAATGATTTTGATCTATAAAATGTTTGATTTCTGCATTGGAGATTTCTTTAATTTCACATTTTCTAGCTGCGATTTTTTGATTTTTACCTAAGTAGGACAAAATAACTGATTCACAAATTTGTGATTTTTCACTCCACTCGTCGTCCCAAATAGTCAGCAAAGTAATACCTTTTGCCTCACATTGCTGCATTTTTTGTTGATGGTATTTCCTGTGTTTTTTACCAGCAATCTCGCTATGCCAATACAACCCATTAAACTCAATAGCAATTCGGTCATCTATTACAAAATCTAACTCTAGAGGAGCAATA